CGGAGGTACCACAGCGACTCCGATTGTTGGAACTCTGATAACAGATGACACTACATTAAAATACATTCGCATTGTGCCCGGGACTGATTCATATGCGGTGCATGGAAACGCTGCTGCTACAGCAGAATGTAAGGTGAGTGTTATGATAATCCAGTGAAGATCTAATCTAATAAATACAGTGTATGGCCCAGTACACTGATATCACCATAGATCAAGGCTCAACATATTCAGGTAAGATTCCCGTAGTTGGCGCAAATAAGTTGCCGGTGAATCTCACCGGATTTGCAGCACGTGGTCAAATCCGTCGATCATATTCATCATTGACATCTGTAAATTTCTCAACAAGTATTCAGGATCCAGAGTCTGGTGAAATTTACATTAACCTTACACCAACTCAAACCGGGGCAATGAAGCCTGGTCGATATGTCTTTGATGTCGAAATTTACAATGAAAATGAAACTGATGTGATTCGTGTATGCGAAGGTCAAGCCGAAATTACACCTCGCGCAACTAAGCCAATAGAATAAGTTAAACATGCCTGACATCATCGGTGGCCAAATAATATCAACGCACGTAATAGGTGGAACACTTGTTGAACAAGATAGTTTTTCATCTACACTAAATAACACTCTTGCACCTGGACCAATTGGGGCGACGGGTCCTCAAGGTTTAGTTGGTTCAACAGGACCAATTGGGTCTACAGGTTCAACGGGACCAATTGGGGCGACGGGTTCAACAGGACCAATTGGGTCTACAGGTAGCACAGGACCAATTGGGTCTACAGGTTCAACGGGACCAATTGGGGCGACGGGACCAATTGGGTCTACAGGTAGCACAGGACCAATTGGGGCGACGGGTCCTCAAGGTTTAGTCGGATCAACTGGACCCCAAGGTCTTGTAGGAGGAAGCGGTGCGACAGGCGCAACAGGACCGGCTGGTGTGGACGCTTTATGGAATTACACTCACGAGTATAATGGTGGTGTAAGTTATTCGGTTGGCGATCTCGCAACATACGGCGGCCAACTGTTTTATCGAAAACATGCCAATGGCGGTAACATAGGAGATACTCCATATGATGGTAGTTTATTTTGGGATCTAATTGCTTCAAGCGGAGCAACAGGAATTCAAGGTCCGCAAGGCTCAACAGGACCCCAAGGAGCAACTGGCAGCACTGGTATTCAAGGTCTTGTAGGAGGAAGCGGTGCGACAGGCGCAACTGGGCCCCAAGGATCTACAGGAGCAACTGGCCCTACGCCCGAAGGTGTTGTATATGATACGGGTGATCAGAGCATAGGCGGAACAAAGACGTTTACTTCTGGATTAACAGTTTCTTCTGGCCAAATACTGGTTCCAGTAGGCCCTATTGCATATTCATTCACGGGAGATACGAACACTGGGTTTGGGTCTCTAGAGGCTGATAACTTTTCTTTCTTCACAGCCGGTGTAGCTAGAATGACCATGGGAACTGGTTCTTTATCAACAACGGTTCCACAGAGAACGTCGAATGGTTCCGCTGCTTCGCCCGGTTTCGCCTTTTGGGATGATACAAACACCGGTTTGTTTAGAGCGGCGTCAGATGTATTAGGATTTTCAACGGGTGGTGTTGAGCACATGAGGCTTGCCGAAGATGCTGGGCTTATGGTGGGAATAAATGCTGGATCTCCATCTGCTTGGCTTCATGTTATTGGTACTACACAACAGCTTCGCATCGGATATAACACTTCCAATTACTGGTCTTCAACAATTAGTTCAACTGGAGGTCTAACAATGCAAGGGGTTGGAACTGGGGGCGCTCTAACGATTTCCCCTACCTCTGGGCAAAACATAAACCTCACGCTATCGGGAACTGGAGATTTTGCGGTGAATACCAATCACCTATATGTTGACACAAGTACTGGAAATGTCGGTGTCGGGACAGCTACTCCAAATGAAAAATTAACTGTAGCTGGGAATACTTTTGTTACTGGCGGTTTGGGTATCGGCGCTACAAATACAGCAGCTGGAACTATACAACTTGGATCAAACGGTTCAAACGGCGCACCTTCTATTGGTTGGGAAACTACTGGATTTTATAAAACAGCTGGTAATTCAGTTGTGTTCACAAGTTCTGGTGCAAATGCGACCACTTTTACCGCAGGTGGAGGTATTAGCACTTTAGGTAATGTTGCAGGTGGATCAGGGACGGTAAGTGCTCCTTCTCATACATTTACTGCGGAGTCAAGTTTAGGTATGTGGAGGGCTGGTACAAATATACTAGCTTTCTCTACGGCTAGTTCTGAGAGGTTGAGAATTGATGCTAATGGAAATGTCGGTGTCGGGTCAACTACTCCAAATGAAAAATTAACAGTCTCGGGAAATATATCTGCCACCAATATATACTCCGGTAATATTGTATATAATACAGGTGATCAGAGTATTGCTGGCGATAAAACCTTCACAGATGACTTGATTTGTAATGGACAAATAACAGCACCAAACCAAACGGATACCACCGGAAATTCAGTTTTAACACGTTCGTTAGCAGATGCACGATACATATCAAATGTTGGATTGTTGAGTTTGGCTTCGATTACTCTTGTGGATGTAGCAATGGGGTTTGCTTCTCAGGCCATAAACACTACATTAAACCAACCAGCTTCAACAGGTGCAACTGGTCTTAGGCTCACTACGACAGTTGGTATGGTTGTAGGTGCAACAATAGCAACGAATATATTCACTGGAATTCCGCATAATACATACATCACAGCTATAGATGCGGCTGCTGTTTCACCACTGCCAAACGTTACAATTTCTGCTCCGCTAATTGCTGATATTCCATCAGGGCAAGTAATCAACACCGTAGTTGTTGCGGGCGGAAGCGCAACGTCAAGCGGCAGGAGCATGTTCGCTTCTACAAGCACAACTCTGGGAAGCGAATCTACTTTGTTGTTCGGCGGATTTAATCCATCTCCCTTTGTATATCCGGGAGAAGTTTCTTCCGGTAGTTCTGGGATCAATTTCAACCGGAAAACATACTTTGGATTTAAAATAACAACCGCTCACGGAACTAATAATGGGCCAAACGCTGGTGCTGACGGTTGGGTGCGTATGGGTTGTTCGCGTCAATATCGAAAGTATGGAGCGCCAGAAGCACCAAATAAAGCGGTTGGTATATGGCGTTCAGCTGGATCATATTATGCGTGGGTGATGGATGGAACCACACTAAACATAGGCGCAACTCCTATATTCACGACAATTTCAGGATTGAACCCAGTTACACTTGTAGAAATTACAGGTGACGGGCTAGGAAATTTTACATTCCATATAAACGGAGTTGCTATACAAACTTTAACGGGAGGACCAACTGGACAATCTGGACAAGAAGGTACTCAATTTGCATTATGCGTAAGAAATCTTACTGGTGGTGCATCTAGTAATTGCACTATGTCAATCGTGAACGGACAATTCATTTTCACATACTTAGAATAATATGATTACAAACAAAACTCAAACACAAAAGGATATTGATCAGATTGAAAAACTAGCTGACAATACAATCAGAGCTTTAAAGGCGGCGGTTTCATCGTTGAACAACTCTTTTGATTATTTTTGGAATTTACCAGAAGAAAGACTTGTTAATGTGTTGAATTCATTGATAGAATCTGAAGCCTTACAAAGTGTGTTTAATCGGCACGCCGAAACTGCACAACATTTCAATTCGATTCTTCAATCTAATGGGGTGTTTGACGTGAGATGTAAGACAGTTGTTCCCAAGGTATTCACAATAGGAGAAAGTGGAGTGACTATAGTCAAACCAATAATTGAAGAACCGATGGTCGAATACATCTCTACAGACCAACCAATAATTGAAGAACCGGTTGTCGAATACATCCCCACAGACTTAGAGTAAATGATGTCAGTCATTCATGGAGCTTTCGCTTCAAGTAACTCTTTATGTGTAAGATGGAGTCTTCCGGTATTTGCCGTAAAGTAATAACGATCTCCTTCTACTTTATAGATTGTGATGTGGTCAACTATGCCTAGACCTAAGTCGCTCAGTTGATTTGCAAACTCTTTCGTAATGTTAATGCGTTCATTCATAATGGATATATCTAAATGAAAGTAGCGCTAGCATTAAGAGGTCATATAAGAGACGGGTTGATCGATGCACGACTTCGTCAATTTGTAGAAAAGCTAATCTCCACGCGACGTGTCGGTACTCTTGACATATATTGTCATACATGGAAAGAACATGAGGCCAAGAGTTCATACCGGAAATTGGATCATGGTGTAATTGTAAAGGTTACACCGGATTTGATTAAACACTACTTTGGTGAAAGCATCCGAGATAAAATAAAGAGCATTGAAATCGCAGATGACTCTAAGTTAGAGCTTAAAGGAAACCTTGAAGGCAAAGTTGCAAAATCATTATTACCGATTGTTGCATGGAAGCGAATGTGGGCTGGTAAAAGAAAGTTGATTGACACAATTGCAGAGTCAGGTGTACAATATGATAAGGTAATCAACACTCGATACGACTTGTTCACTCATCATTTATGTTTAACGAGTGAACCTTTGCTGATGAGAATTTTCAATTCACCTCGCACCTTAAACTTTAAGTACCCAATATATACGCGTAATCCTGTCGGATTAGACAATTTTTATGTTGGACAATTGCAACAAATGCAAAAGCTTATCCATTCATTTGATGATAGTTTAGATGAAATAGTTAAGATATATCCAAATATTGACGTTCAAGAAAAATTAGTTTATGAATATGCAAAAGACAATAGACTTATACTCCGCTAAGATAGTAGGATGTGGACTTAGCGGAACTGTTGCGGCAGTATGTCTTGCTCGCAAGGGATACATTGTTGACATCTTTGAAACACGATCTCATATTGGTGGAAATTGCTATGATGCACCACTTGGTAATGTAAAGTTTCTTCATCAATATGGACCACACATTTTTCATACCGATGACGAAGAGGTCTGGGATTTTGTTAAGGACTATTCTGAATGGACTTCATTCAACCTGCAGCCTAAAGGCCAATCCACTCATTATGGATTGATCAGCCTTCCTTACAGTCAAAAAACAATTAAAGAGATTGGTCATGAATTGTCACAGGAAGAAATTGTTGATACAATCTTTAAAGACTATTCCGAAAAGCAGTGGGGAGTTCCGTTTGATACTATACCAAAGACAATCACTAATCGCATTCCAAAGACAGCGAATTGTGAAGACCCTACCTGGTTTGAAGGACAAAAGTATCAGTGCATTCCTAAGGATGGTTATACCGCAATGTTTCGGAAGATGCTTGACCACCCTAACATACACGTGCATCTTAATTGTAAGCCAAACGAATGGAGGGAACACGCGGCGACATTAACAGTTTACACTGGAAAAGTTGATGCATACTATGACTATAAACACGGTCGTTTGCCATACCGCACGCTTGAATTTCATCATCGCAGTGGAGTTCCAGTTGAAGAACATTTTGTTGTTAATCAAATCAATTCACATTCACCTTACACTCGAATTTATGATCATAGCCACTTTGATCAGAATCATACTGGGACGACTACGGTTACATGTGAATACTCAAAGGAATGTGGGAACGACGATATTCCATACTACCCAATACCGTGGGGAGAAGGTCAATCGATTTATTCAGCATATGAAGAAATGGCTAAGAATGAAAAGGGTGTTATATTTGTGGGCAGATTAGCCACCTATAAATATCTTGACATGTGGATGGCAATCAAACATGTTTTAATTAAGCTTAAAAATGTCTAAGAAAATAGCATTCATCGCGCTAACATATAATAAGTTTGAAAAGGAAGGATTGATGAGTCGGTTCTTTGATGAACGGTATTCACATATGTATAACTTATACATTCATTCAAAGGAAAACCTCGATACAAATTCGCGTTTTTCTAAACACTGTTTACCTTATAGCGAACGTGTTCATAATACGGCTTGGGGTTATTTCTCGTTAGTTGAAGCAACTGTAAAATTATTACGACATGCGCTTAAGGACCAGGATAATGAGAAATTTATTTTGATAAGCGATTCTCATTGCCCACTGTATAATATCAATAAGATGTGTGATATCTTATGGGAACATGCAGACATAACATGTTTTAATGTATATGACACTGATAAATTAGCAGCTCATCGGTTTTTCAAAATGTTTAAGTTAGAAAAGTCGCGTGCAATTATGGTACCAGTTTCTGTGAAGAATGCGATGTTTTTGTCGCAATGGTTTGTATGTACACGTGAAGCAGCAATTGCATTTATAGCAGAGTATGATCGGACTCATCAATTATTTGATAAAGACACTGATACTTATGCAGATGAATGTTGGTTTGGCACTATGGCAAACCATTTACAGATACCATGGAAAAATCGATCATTTTGCTTTGCTGATTGGAATTGGGAAACTGAACAGTATATGATTGATCGCGGGTGTAAGAAGAATCCGCATACATTTGGCGAAGTTACACATGCTGACATTGATAAATATCGCGAGGGCGGAAACGTTTTTATTCGCAAGATCCATTCCAGTACTATAGTTGATGAGGATTATCTCTTAAAGCTATAAAATATAAATAGTAACATGGATCAAGAGAAATCGATGATAAAGGCCTTTATTGAAGGAGGTTGGGTTATACCTCTAATAGGAGCTATCGCTATGATAGCACGTATACTATCGTCTGACGCAAAGCTGACAACCTGGGATCTTGTTAAGAAGATAACGACAGCCGCAATTGCCAGCGGTATTGCTTGGTTTGTTCTTGAACAAACCGACATCAGCAGTTTATACAAAGCAATTACATACGGCATCATCGGTGTTATATCGCCTGAGATCATTAGTGGGATTGTAAAGATTGGTCAGCGTTTCTCTAAAAATCCAACTGCATTCTTACCTCTAAACAAAGAAGATAAATAACTATATGAACGTACATATTCGAGAAGCATTGAGAAGTATTTCTTCTGCGTTAAAATATCTACCGCTGAACGTCACAACTCTGCCTAACACTTACTATTATCCAAACGCAGCAACCGACGCATTAAGAAATAGATCTACTCCTCTTGTTGATATTAATGATGCCGGTGTGCCATTTAAGGGTGTACATATAAATGCTGACTGTACACTTAAGATTATTGGAGTTGATGGAGTTGTAGCAACTTTTACTTTAACCGCAGGATGCTGGCCTTATGGTGGTCTTGGAATATTCAAGACTGGCTCAACGGGCGCATCTAACATTATCCTACTGTATTGATATATGAATTTAGGTCTTAGTTTAAGCATATCAAATCCTAGACCGCCGTCTGCGGCTCCTAGTCAAAATGCTATTACATTCAATGGAACCCCATTAACATATAATGGCCAATCAATAATTTTTACTCCTTAATAACATATGCCAATAGATTTAGGTGATAACCCCATTGGAGCAACTCCAACAATAGCACAAGCAGCACAGATGTGTACTGCTCTTAAAGTAGGAACTGGTAATGATGTAACTTTTAATAAAGAAGCTTTTGCAAATTCAGTCTATCCTATAACAGATGTTAAGGGAGCATCACATATTGTCACTGTCACTGAATTACGAAACATTCTTGTAACATACGGGATGATGTATCAGTCAATTTGGGCTGCGGCTAACACTACTATATAATCATATGGCTAGACCAGCGTCCAGACAAGAACTTGCCGAATATTGCTTACGCAATCTAGGTGCACCCGTTATTGAAATTAACATCGATGAAGATCAAATCGAAGATCGTATCGATGAGGCTATTCAATTTTATCAGGAGTATCACGCAGATGCGGTTGTTCGTACTTTCATTAAACATCAAATCACCGAAGAGACTCTTGAGGATAAAGTAATTGTTTTACCTGACGCTGTCCTTAGTGTAACACGTGTTCTTAACCTTAGTGCAGGTGGGGATGCAGCTGACATGTTTAATGTCAAATATCAGATGTTCCTCAATGACCTTTACGGTTTAAGAAACCCAAGTGCATTGGTTAACTATGAAATCACTAAGCAATATCTTAGCTTAATTGAGTTAACACTTACAGGTGCATCTCAGCAAGTTACATATACACGTCATAAGAATGAATTAACAATTCAAGACGACTGGCATAAGTATCTTAGTGTTGGTGAATACATTATCATTGAATGCTACATGACAGTTGATCCTGAGGATTATACTGAAGTGTATAATGACATGGCTCTGAAGCGCTACACAACTGCATTGTTTAAGCGTCAGTGGGGAGCTAACCTAATCAAGTTTGAAGGACTCCAACTTCCAGGTGGTGTTACTCTAAATGGTCGTCAGTTATATGATGACGCGATCAACGATATTGAAAAGATGGAAGAAGCATGGGATTCTAAATACTCATTACCGGTCGACTTTTTTGTAGGATAATATGGCACGTAACGT